TTCCGATTAGATTGTTTCCGTACTTAAACGCTTTTCTATGTAGCAAATCAACGTTAAATTTGATTGTAGATTTAGCAAAATGCGCCTCTATTAACTGCATTAAAAAAAAACCGTGTGTTAAATCGTGATTTGACGGATTGTAAACTACTTCAACGTCAGCAAAACTAATTAACTTTTCTAATAATTCAATGTATAGATTTTTAGCCATTAAAAAATTGTCGTACCATTGTCCATCCGTATCAAGTGGCGTTCCGTTTGTCGTGGTTCTTTTTGTGTTATCGGTGTGTAAAATATCGTTTCCTGCAACAAATAATACTTTGTCTATATTAAATCCTTTTGCTTTGTCTAAAATGCCTTGTAAGCCGTCCTTTGCGCGTTTAACGGCTATTTGACAATTGTAATCTTCGCCTGTTTCGAACGCAGTCGCTAATTTTCCTATATGTAAGTCCGCAATGTCAATAACTAGTAAATGCGTATCGTTGCTTTTTATTGTTTCAATGCTTCGATATTTAGGCGCGTATGCTTTGACTTCTTTTATACATTCGTCTTTTATTTGTTGGATTGCGTTTAGTTCTTCTTGTTTAAAGTTTGGGTTTTTAAAAAATAAACTTGCTTCTTTAGTTTTTAGCCATCCGTGTTTTACGTCTTTTTCATCTACTCCTGCTTCATCAGTTGCGTTTTTTATTCCGCGGTACTGCATAAGTATTTCGATTTCGTCCTGTTTTAGTCGAAATCTGTTAAGATTATTTCCCATAAAAATTTAGATTAATGATTGTTTCGCGTACTTCCATAACCACGAAAGTAATAAACCTATGCCAACCCCAACAAATAATAAATTTAAATTTCCTTTTGGTCGGTTTAATTTTAATTCATTTTTTGACTTTTTCCCTTCTGCTCTTGCTTTTGCTTTTTCTACAATGCGTTCTTTATAGATTGTTTTAACTTTAATTTTATACTCTATTCTTTTGTCTAAACGCGTTTTAGGAACGTACTGCGTCTTCCATTGCACAATAGTATCGAAAGTCTTTAAAAACGTTTCGTAATAGGTTGTGTCGAATTTTGTAACTAAAACGCTATCAAGTTTTGTTATTGTTAAAGTGTCCGCAATATCCTCGCAAACGTAACCTTTTTTTATTGCTTTGTTCAAATGGTATTGAGCGGAACACGAATAAAGAAAAAGACTAATAAGAAGAATATTTAGTTTTGCCATTTTGCTTGGTTGCTTTTAATACTTGTTTACGATTATTTGACTTTTTAAAACTAACGTGAACCCATTGCGGTTGGTCATCATTTCCAAACTCCCAAATAAGTTGGTCAAACTCTAATTTATCTTTGATAAAATTAAAACCTTTTGCGCCAACTTTAATATCCATTGCCTCGCCTTTGCAATGCTGACTTGTTTTACTTGCTCCTTTTATGAAACTATTTAATTGCGTTCCACGAAAACCGGAACTAATTTTAATCGGTGTGTTTAAATAAATTCTTAACGGTTCAAAAACGTTTTCACACAAAAGTTTTGCGCTTTCAATTTGCGAAGCGTTCATTTCGTTTTTTATTCCGTGTGTAGTTGCTGAAACTGAATTTTGAAATTCTGCTAGTGTAACGTGTTTGCTTAAATTCATTTTAGTTTGCTTATGTCGTTTTTAATATCTATCGCGCGAGTAAAAAGAAGTTTCGCGCTTTGCCATAAATTTATTCCTTTTACAATGCGCCAATTTTCTGCAATCGATTGTACCTCGATACTTGCTAAAATCAATGCTAAAACCTTTGTGAGCATTAACGGAACAGAAAAAACGGTTAAAACTATGTCGTTTAATATAAAATAATCTATTAAGAAAAATAGAATAACGCACAACTCGTAAAGTAAAATTTTAGAAATTATTGCTGAAAGTTTACGCGACGTTATTTCCTGCTTTAAATGTTTTGCTTTCCATATACCCGTCGCGGTGTCCGATAATATCAACGCGAATAATAAACCAAGTATACCGCTAATAGGTAAGAAAAAAGAAAAGCAAATAGTTAAAAGTTTCAATGCTGAATTTTTAATTGAATAAAGTAATAAAAATAATTGTAGTTTCATAATTGTAAATCTTCGAGTGCTTCAGTCAAACTGAAAGTTAAATAAAAAAATAATGTTACACCACCAAAAACAATGTAATTTGCTTGTCCTTCAAACATCATAAAAAACGAAGTTAAATATCCAAAAATAAAATAAAAACTTGCTAAATAGTTACTTTTCATTTATTATTTTTTTGGTGGCGTTAGGTCTTTTGGTGGTTCGTCTTTTGGTGGTTCGTCTGTTTCGTCTATTTGTTCTATTTTTGCCGTGTGTATATTTAATCTTAAATCTTTAAAAGATATTATTTCTTTGTCTTCGCTTTGGTCTATTTCCTCTTTTGAAATTACCCAATTACCATTTAAATCTTGGATAGGGTTAAAATATACATCAGTCATAAATTGACGACCTATTAATTTTTCTTTTTCTTCTTCGGTTATTTTTGCTACTTGCTTCATATTTATCGACCTAAAGTTGTTTGAAAAGTTTGTATTCTATTGTAAAGTAAAGTACATTCTGCTTGTGTTAAACCCAATCCAATGTGTGAAAATGCTATTTGTCTTGAATAATATAAATCAATTGAAGTATTATTATTATTTCTTGCACCTAAATAAATTGGGTGGTTAGAAACCGTAACTTCTGCGTTTGCGTAACTTGTCGCAGTTCCATTTAAAGCAACTATTGTGTTACTAAAATTAATACGACTTTGAATTAAATTTAAAGCGGTTGTTGTTGGTGTAAATGCCGATATTCCGCTATTTGAGTTATGAAATATAGTAGTGTTAGGAGTATTTAAAGAAAGATAAATAGAAGCGGTAAAACCACCCGCTTTTGTTCCGTATGGTGTTCCCGCATCAACACTATTTGTTCTTGAATAATGCGAAAGTGAACTATTGCCTAAACCCCAATGTGTCATAGGTATTAAATGAGTATTTGCGTACGCATTGCTTCCGTTTCCCTGTATTCCATTATTTGTAAAAGTCCACCCGCCGAAAAAAGTTAGTCTGTGTCCTAAATCAGTATCAACGGGGTTTTTTAAGTTAAATTTACAAGTTGTTGCAGTACCACCAACAAACGGATAAACCGCTAACATTTTATTCCAAAGTAAATCGGTTTTTAAGCCAATTACTAAAGCGTTAACGGCGTTTTGTTGCGTTGTGTCAGTTATTGCAGTTGCCGTAATAAATGCTTGTGCGTCGGGGTCAAATGCCGGCGGAGGTGGTGTTGTTACTCCTACAATATCAGTTAAACCCGCCCAAGATAAAAAATGTGATTTTCCCCAATTAATTAAATTGTTTGCGGCTTGTCCCCATCCAATATTATTGTTTGCGGCTCCATCTCCCCATCCGTTGCTATTTGACATTTTCTATTTTTTTTAAGTAAGTCTTTAATTTAACTATGTTGACTTCTTTAGGTTTGTAATTCTTTTTCATATAAACCAACCTGTGTAATTATTTTGTGTGTCCGGGTTCATATCTCCATTTGAATTTGTGTTGTATTCCGGAAATAAACTACTATTATTACTTATGTAGTTAATAAATCGTTCTGTGTAGTGTTGCGCTATTTGTGTTTCTTTTTCTACTAAAAAATCAACTTCGTTTTTATCTACGTTTGTGCTATTTTCGGAATTATGTTTGTATATTCCTTTATTGCTAATTGTATAAGCGGCAAACGGCAAATAATACTTCATAGCCAAATGGATTAACATTGGCTTTAAATAAACGGTTGTAAGCGTTAAATAATTACCTGTTAAAGTGTTTGCTATTATGTCTGCTTTTATCTTGTTTAACAACTGCGTACCCGTGAAATTTTGTAAATCTGTATCCTGCGCAATCTTGACGAATTGAATATATTTATCAACGTCGGTATTTGCATTTAATGAAGTATATTTTACGACGTCTTGCCGTGTTATTAAAAGTGCTTCTGCCATTTATCTTGTTATTGCTCGTGAAGGTTGTGGATTGCTTGGTAAAAATCCGTAATTTTCCATATCTACCGGACGTTTTGCAACTAGTTCGGGGTTTACAACTATGTAACCACTTATCGCCGCTTTTAATTGTCCTATTTGCTTTGCTTCGTTTATATTAATTCCTTTTCCTAAAGGAACAACATAAACTTGTTTATTCCAACGGTGGTAACAATTGCCCCCGCCTTTGTAGAGCCAAATGTCGTATGTTGCCGCTCCCTGCGGTCCCCAACCGGGGTTAACAGATTGGTTTTTCATTGCTAAAATATCTTCTTTTCTGTAAACTTTATTCGCGCTTATCATTTGACTACAAAAATCTCGTGTTTTTAAATCTATTGCGCCAACATATTTGTAACGAACGATAAATTTCATTTGTTTAATTATCTTATCTTGTTCGCTTGTAATATTTGGTCTTGCGTCGCCTGTATAAGAAAACAAGTTTACAACTTTAGATAAAAAACTTTGTTTTGGTTCTTTGCTCAATAACTCGTTTTCTTCTTCGTCTGTGTCGTAGTCTACTTCTTTTTCATCTATTAAAACCCAATTTTCTTGTGGTTCTTCGCCTAAATCAACTAAAGCGTTTTTATGTTTGCTTAATTCAGTCCCGGTTTCTTCAGCAACTTGTTCTTGATTTTGTGCGTTTTCTAAATCTGTAAACTCTAAAGGTTGCAACGTTCTAAAAAACAACTTTAAACTTATATCGTTAAACGCTAAAATGCTATCAATCGCCTCTATTATTTCTTCTTGAAACGGTTTAATTACCATATTGTCAAACAAAATACTAGAATTTTTTAATTCGTCTGCATTTGAACTAAAGCCGTTTGTTGAAGCAACGCCAAATAATAACGGACTTGTAACATTGTGTCCTAGCATTATTTTTTTTAAACATTCTTCGCTTAAAAATTCATAATGGTTTGGCGCGTCATTGAGCGGTACATCGTCAATAGTTGTTTTGCTTTCAGCGTTGTTGTTAAATGCTACTATAACTTTTTGACCGTTAGAACCTGTTAACTTGTCTAAAACTTTATTTGATATTATTTGTTGTTGCTCATCCGTTGGTATACCATTTGAAAAATTAACAATTTTAGTTCCCGAAAAACCGTTTAAAACCTCGTTTATTAAATATTCGCCTATTTGTTCTTCGAGTAAACAATATGGTAAACAACCTTGATAATCAACATAAGAATAATATTTCATTCCGACGGAATAAGGTTTTGAAAATAAAATTTCTACGTTGTCTTTTGACGTTCCAAAACTTGCAAAACGTATCGGCTGAAACTTCTTGTAATTTACCCAATCGTCCGAATAATAATAACCGTTTATTTTGCCGTCTTTATCGCATTTTTCCGCTCTTAATAAATTAACGGGTATATGATACGCTTTTAATATTTTTGTGTGTTTTTTGTCATAATGAACTTGTAAAGCAAATTGTCCAAATAGTTTCCTATCTAAAACGATTTTTCTTATATCGTCTTTATGAATTAAAGCCATTAAATGCGCGTACTCGTTCGGCTTTTTTGAAGCGTCCAAGGCGCTTAAACCTTTTCCGTAAATTAAACGCGCTATGTTGTTTATTATTGCTGAATTTGTCGTTGAACTTGTATAACGGTCAATTAAATATTGAAAAAAATTATTATCGTCGCCGTATTCTA